CACATGTATCGATACGGAAACGTAATCAGTATCAGAAGACATATACTTTTGATAATGGGTATGGTGCGTCTGTGATTTGTAATCAGAGTTCGTATGGCAACAATAACGGACTCTTTGAACTTGCAGTGCTTGACAAGAACGGTGATATATGTTATGATACACCTATTACTAGCGATGTAATTGGTTATATGACCCATGACCATGTTGCTCGTGTATTAAAAGATATTGAGAGTTTGGCATGAATATTTTCCACTTAGACAATGACCCTATCAAAGCGGCTCGTGCAATGTGCGACAAGCATATCGTCAAGATGATTGTCGAGTATGCACAACTGATGTCAACCGCACACCGTGTGCTTGATGGTGCTTTGTATATCGACAAGACCGCGAATGGTCGCAAAATCAAACGTTGGGCGCATCCCGATTATCATGGTTCTCTTTACAAGGCATCTCATGTCAATCACCCGTCAAACATTTGGGTGCGTGAGTCTGACGAGAACTACTTCTGGTTGTATCGTCACTTCCGCGAGTGTTGCAAAGAATATACTCGTAGGTATGGAAAATATCACTTGACAGATACTCGTTTATCTGATATACTACTAAACATACCTAAGAACATCCCTAAAGTGGGATTGACTAAGTTTGCACAAGCCATGCCTGACTATTGCAAACGCGAAGACCCAGTAGATGCATATCGCTTCTATTACTTGAATGAGAAACGTTCATTTGCTAAATGGACAAACCGTGAAAGCCCTGACTGGTGGAAGGAGTGTGCATGATGATTGACCGCCGTAAAAAGAAAGTTGCTGAAGACCTGTTCGAAGGCAACTATGACGAAGACTATCGTGAAGAATTGTATTGGTCTGATGAGGCTAAATACGCTAATGAACACTTCGGTGATACATACCGACAAACAACGAGGTTCGATAATGACTGGAACTAATTTTGATTATGATAATGTAACCCAAACATTGCGTGAGGGTATTGTGAAACTTTCTTTCATTAAAGTAAAAGATGGTCAAGTTCGTAATATGCGAGCAACACTGAATGACAAGTTCATTCCCGAAGAACAAAAACCTACTCAGGTTGTTGCTAACGAGAAGAAAGAAACTGTTCGTGTCTATGACCTTGACGTAGAAGGTTGGCGTAGTTTTCGACTAAATAGTCTACAAACTTTTGATGCAATTGTATGATGGATAGTTCACAGAATAATTTTCTATCTAAGAAGAAGTTTACAAAAATGATTGAGTCTACCGTTAAGACAAAAGGGTTGACTTATATGGATGCTGTCGTCTATCTGTGTAATGATAATAACATAGAATTAGAGGACGTAAAGAAATTCATTTCGCTCAATATCAAAGAGCGAATTGAAGCAGAGGCAATGAATTTAAACTTCTTGCCTAAAGGTAACACATTACCTCTTGACTAATATATCATGTTGTGATACAATACAAAAATATACGAAACGCAAATATACGGAGAAATACAAATGTCTTTTGCAAATCTAAAATCTAATCGTGGTTCTGATATCAGTAAACTGGTGTCAGCCGCACAAGAAGTTTCTGGTACCAAGAAAACCGAAAACAAGTATGATGACCCTCGTTTCTGGAAGCCATCAGTAGATGAGTCTGGGAATGGCTATGCAGAGGTTCGCTTTCTGCCTGCCGCTGAAGGTCAAGAACTACCTTGGATCCGTTACTTTGACCACTTCTTCAAAGGTCCGACTGGTCAATGGTATATTGAAAAGTCTCGCACCACATTGAACGAGAATGACCCTGTGTCTGAGTATAACTCTCGTTTGTGGAACTCTGGTGTCGAATCAGACAAAGATGTAGCCCGCACACAGAAGCGCCGTTTGCATTATGTTGCTAACATCCTTGTCGTAAGCGACCCTGCTAATCCTGCTAACGAAGGTAAAGTCTTTCTTTATGACTTCGGTAAGAAAATCTTTGATAAGATTATGGATAAAATGCAGCCTGAGTTTCCTGGTGAAGAGCCTATCAATCCGTTCGACTTCTGGGCTGGTGCTAACTTCCAATTGAAGATTCGTAATGTTGCTGGCTATCGTAACTATGACAAGTCTGAGTTCAAAGCACAGACATCATTGTTCGATGCTGATGAGACAAAACTCGAAGCAACTTACAATCAACTTCATGATGTGAATGAGTTTACTGATATCTCTTCATACAAGTCTTACGAAGAATTAAAAGCCCGTCTTGAGACGGTTCTGGGTTCTGCAACTGGTGCTGGTTCTACTATGAAGAACGAAGCAGTATCTCAGTCTGCTGAGTCCGCTCCTCTGAAGACTGCTGAACCAGAAGTGATTGCTTCTGCACCTCAGCCAAATATCGCATCGACAGATGACGATGACGATACGCTGTCATACTTTGCTAAGTTGGCAGCCGAAGACTAATAGGTTGAGACACATACGATGTCCTATTAGAAACTAAGAAAACTGTATGTGGGAAAAGGGAGACTTCGGTCTCCTTTTTTTTATCCTTCGGGTGCTTTGCGGTCTGTTGCTGACGAAGAACCTGATGCGGTTGTATTGTTGTTGGTCGTAGTATTGTTGGTTGTTGTAGGAGCATTCACAGCAGTCATACCACCAGCATTCTTCTTTTCCATTCTCTCGACTTCTTTTCTTCTTCTTTCAAGTTCGTCTGCTTGTCTTGAAGAAAGGTCACCTTTTTGCGCCATTCTTTCTAGTTGTGCAAGTCTGGTTTTATTAAACTCCAGTTGACTAACTTTTTTTCTTTTCCTCGTTGGTTTAGGCACTTCACCTTCTTCTTCACCGCCGCCAGATGTCTGTTCACTAGGTAATGTTGTAGCGGCTGAACCTTCACCCACTGTAATAACTTTACTAAACGTTTCTTTGAAGGCTTCTAGCGGACTCTTACCGCCAGGCAAAATGGCTCCGAGTGCGGCCGCCGCTCCTGCCGCGAGAGCAACAGGAAACATCATCATTCTCTTAGCATAGATGAGTAAAGTTTTGAGCATATGTTTCATACCAGCACCAAAACCATCTTCAAATCCACTAAACAGATTACTGATGATTTCGTTACCTATGTTCGCAACTTTCATGAACATGCCAAATATCATATCACTGAATGAGAAACTGTCAAGCATATTCGAGAAGTTCTCAAATCCAAGTTTGCCTGCAATCCAAGAGATTGCTGATTTTATTAAGTCAAGAGGCATACCGATAATACCACGAGCAAGACCACCAATTGCGCCAAGAATGCCGCCAAGAAACCCTTCTTCTTTGAAGCCTTGAAATGCTCCCATGAAAGAATCAATGATACCGAATATAGCAACTGTAATTGGACCGCCAAGAAATTTACCTAATCTTGCAAATACACCAAAGAATGGTTTAATTACGCTGAACAGTCCTTGAAAAATCTTACCGCCGGTTTGTGCGGTTGAACCAAATATAGAAAATATACTTTTCAGATTGTTAATCTGAGAACGAATAACACCACTGGCTAAAAAGAATAATTTGAACTGTCTCTTTAAAGAAGAAAAGAAGTTTCCCATTCTAGAAAAACCATTGAACACAGCATCTTTTGCTGTTACAAGTGGTTTAAGAAATTTAGTAATCCCTGTAGCAATATCCTGCATTGTAGCAGTAAATCTACCAAACACCTTGAAAGTGTCACCTTTAAGTATTTGACCGGTTCCTGCTTTACGGAAGATATCCCCAAACGCATCGAAGAATCGTATTACTGGTTGAAATACTTTACTTTTAAATAATTTCTTTATGAATGTAGGCGTAATGAGTTTGAAAGTATCACGAATACCATCAAGAAAGCCTACAGCAAGTCCTGCAAGTGCCGCGCCAATAGCACCGACAATACCAAGAAAGCCAAAACCACCTGCGTCTTTAACCATGGAACCAAAGTTAGGAAGTCCTGCGGCAGCGGCTTTTGGCTTCTTCTCTTCACGCTCTTTTTCGAGTTTATCGCCTTCTTGACCTTTCAACATCTTGAAGTAATTGGTGAAGACATCGGTTAGATTATTAACAGAATTAACAACTTCCTGTGTATCTTCGCCCGCAAAGGTTATCTGCGCCTGAGTAGACACTTTCAATTCTTCGATTAGATGTCCTATTGTTGCTTCGGCCATTGGTTATCCCATTTCTTGTCTTCTGGCTTCTTCTTCTCGTTCTTTAAGATATTCTTGTAATAATACTAAGTATATCTCTCTTTCCCACGGCATCATTGTCTCTATATCATATAATGAATAATTAAAATGTTGCATCAACGCGAAGTTGGTTTTAAAGTGATTGACCAACGTATCATGTGAGAGGCATACTAAAAAAAATCTTGAAGTCCTTCTAGCGTAATTGTATTTTCGTGCTGACAGGACTCACATGTAAACTCAATGTCTTTCTTCATTACAGGAACAGTTCTCAAGAACTCTCCTACTTTTTCAAACTGAGCATTTGTCATTGAGTTGATAAAGTCATTCAATTCTTTGTTGCTCACATCAGATGCAAGAAATCGCTCGTCTTCTGTCATGACTGCTACAATACAATCTTCGAGCATAAGAAATCCAAACTCGGACTCGCTCATACCTTCTTTAAAGTTCTTGACGAAACTATCATATGTTGGATATCTCATCTCGATGTTAATGTTATCAGTAATCTCAATGATATTACTCACATCACTTTTTTCAATCTGAATAGATGTCAGGTCAATTGACACTGGAGTCATCTCTTCACACTTCTCACACTTGAACTCTAGTTGTGATTTTTCACCTACTGACTTTGC